AACTACCAAAGTTTTGGTTAGTGCCTTTTGGCACAATTAAAACAGTAGCAATATATGGAGTTAGTTGATTATGTATATACGCGGCAAGTTCAGTAAAATAAAATGTCTCACCAAAATCCCAGTTATTAATATTAAAATAATCATTAATTGCTTCTATTGTTTGTGTTTTAATTTCAGTATCTGTTACAGTTGTTGCACTATTTTTTACAATTTTAAATGATGCCTGTAAACTACTACTAGATTTGTTACCAAATATTGGTTTATATTTGACCGGATGAAAAATAATTTCATCACTTAGCATTTTATAATCTAACAAATTGCTAAATTGTGTACTTAATTCAGTAGTAGTATTCGCTTCAGGTGTAATAACTGTGCCTGTATTATCTTGAATATATGTTGTATAAGCATTACTATATGCTCTTGTTAATACATACATATCAATAATATTACTTAATCCTGGATTAATTCTCCTATCTGATGGTGAATTATGCTTGTAATTAAATTTAAGTGTTTTGCGTCCAGTATATATTTTATAATCTGTACTGACTAAAAACGTGCTATCAGTTTTATTAAACACTCTAAATGCTTTATCTGTAGTTAAGTAAATTACTTCCTTGTCGGTAAACAATGTTGTAGAGGCCGCAGCCAATGCTATTGCTGTAGCATATGTTACATTAACTGTTTTAGTAGTTAATTGAAATTGTTCTTCTCCACTTGCTATTGTAAATTTTTCAAAAAATACATATTTGCTTGTTGGACTAATTATTGGAGCGACAACTAGTGCAAATTGATCTGGATTGTCTGGGATGCCATCAGCATCACTATCCAAAAATGTTACTAGTACTCTGCGTGAATTTGTTGCGCCTGAAAATTCTGTATCCAACCCATAAATTTGCCAAATATGATCTCTGTCCATTGCTGTTAATGCATCAGGTTTTGTATTAATATTTAATACATTAATTTGGTCTGTAATTGTTTTTGCTGTGCGTGAATTATAAATTTTAACGGAACTGTCAAAATAAAAGCGTGTTTCCATATCACTTTCAAAACTATATTTTAATCCTCTATACGTTGTTGTATAAATTGTTCCATTACTTTTTAATCTAATTAACCAACTAGAATCTTTTTTAAGTCCAGTTGTATCACCAGCATAAGCAAACGAGAATACAGAAGTTGTATCTAAGTCTGCGGCTAATATAATTACCCATGTTCTTGTTGTAGCATCAAAACGCAACCCAAATTCTTCATGTTTAAAGATTTTAGTTAACATTGATGTTTCCATACTGGATGGTAAGTCTGTTACAAATTGTGGAATAATTTCAGTAACTTCAGCACCATCACTAATTAACTCACTAATGGTTACTGGGCCTGCTCCACTTGCTAAATTGCCTGCGCCGCTGTTATGCCCATCACCTGTTACACTTTTAATCATTGCCCATATGTCTGCAAATGTATTTGGGGCACCTACACTACCTGTGTGTAAACTACCATCTGATTTAAAATACTTGCCAGCTGGTGCATTAAATTTTACCAAAGACGATGCGGCCAAATATTTTCTGTTATCTGACGATGGCGAAGCTGTTCCTATAGGAACTGATGATCCTAAACTATTTTTAAAATACCCCGTGCTTGAATTAGTACTTGTAGTCGATTGCTCCCACGTTGTTGTACCAACTGTAATTCTATCATATTGGTCAAAATAATAATGTTTACTACTTACATCACGTAATATTGGTTCTATTTTATCACGTATTACTCGCAATATATCCATTTCATTAGCAAATTCAAAATCAAATGTGTTGGAAAAATATTCTCTAAATAATATTCCGTCTGTGCCAAATACATTAGTTGAAGAATATTTTGCTGTTGGATCTACGACATCTAAGTAACGAGAAATACCACTTGATGTTCTGTTTGTTGCTTTTGCTTTAATAATATCACTAGTTGTAGTAATTGGGAAAATATTATAATCTTCACCATTTACCATACGATTTTGTGTATAATAACTTTGAGGAGCCTTAGTTCTAATATCGTCTAATGTTTCTCTATTAGCGGCATTAGTAACTTCTGATTGTAGACTATATGTCATAGTTAAAGAATGTGTTATATTATTTTTATTAACATATTGTACAATAACAGTGACATTTTGCATGTCATCTGTGCTAATACTATAATTTAAACCATTACTTTGTCTAAAATAACCTCTAAAATTACCACGTGGTATATCGGTAAAAATACCATCACCAAAAATATATGCTATTTGATCATTCTCTCGTGAGTTAACACTGTATATTGTTCTTACATCTTTACTTAAACTATTATATATAATATTGTTACCAGTTGATGCTTGAACTTTAGTCCATAATCTATATAAATCATTATTTGAATCTAGTTCATATAACCAAACATCATCATTATTAACGTTAGAAGAATTAATTAATACTTGCCTATTAGGTATGGTATCATCAATTGCGAAATTTGCGGCTTGTAATATACCTTGTTTAAAATATACAAAAAATCCAGTGTTAGCACTACCATTGCCTTTCCCATCATTTCTATATAACATACCAAAAGATGAAACATTGCTAGGGGCATCTTCATAAACATAAGTTTTGTCTTTTATTGTTGCACTTACAATCTCAAAATCCATAGACATGTTGTCAATTGACTCTGTAAATGAATATACTGGTAATATACCTGCGGGTATATTAATTTGGTATTGTTCTGTTTTAACATTGTTAATAATACTAGATAAATTGGGAGTACCAACTTTTTGTGTTGTAACCATGGCGGCATTTAATATTAAATTAACTTGCTCTGCATAGTCAATATTGTTAATGTCATTCCATGTAATAGTAGTATTTGCTAAGTTTGTTCCATTAGAATCATACACATCCTCTGATGTAACCATACTTTGTAATTTTAGTAATCCGCTTGCGTTAACATTTCGTTTTGAATTATAACTTACTAAACGAGCTAGTCGTAAAATACTTTCTCTGCGTTCAGCAGTTGCAAGAAAGTTTTCCCTAGCATTTAAATCTATCCTATAACTAATATTTTGCCCCATATATGCAATAAGATCTATTAGTGCTATAAACTCTGAACTTTCAATATAATCATTAAAGTCTTCAGGGTAATGTACTTGTAAATAGTCTATCATAGACTTTCGTAGTGTTTCGAAATCGTAACTTTCGAAATCTGCATTAATAAAAGATTGATATAATACTTTCCAATCTTCTGCTTCGTATATTGTATTCTGTCTTGTTGTTAACGCCATTATAATGTGCTCACAGTTGCTTGTGTATTGTTTTGATTAAAATCAAATAGTATACGCTCTACTTTTGCTTCTGGTATGTAGTTTAGTTCCATTTGAACTAATAAACCATTCTCATATTCCTCAACTAGTACACTATCTGTTTCAATTCTCGGATCGTATGCTACAATTTCTTGTATATTTTCCTCAATACTGGTAATAATAACATCTGTCAATGGTTCATATAATGAATCCCAAATGATAGATCCAAATTCTGGATTAAATAATTTCTCACCTTTACGGATATTAAAATGATTTAACAGATCTTGCTTTGCAAGTTCAAAACCACTCATTGTATATCCGTTGGAAAAATTCTTATTTCGTGTTGAAAATCCCTTAATTGTTGTAGCCATTACAAGTAATATTTAGTTATTTAAATAATATGCTAGTATATAAATTAAGTAGATATATCAGGAATTTCCACAATGTGTGGCGTTGAGCCATATGCAGGAGCTGAACTTGTTTGATGAACACGCAGATCTGGTTCGTGCATTGGGACTCGTTCCATTGCTGTCATATATCTATATTTTCCATCTATATAATATGTTTTTGTAGCATCTTGTAAGGTAGTCCATGTATTATTATATAATGGTATATGAGATGCTTCTTCAGCCTGATTACCTGCTTCTGTATTAAGTTTAATTGGATGTTCTTTCCCACCACCACTCTTAAGAAATATACATGCCAATGATGTAATACTAATTGCCTCTTTACTAGTAACATTAAACCAATCTGTTGTTTTAATATTATATGTACCAGTAGTAGTTTGTTTCATATTACCATTAATAAAGAAATGGGCATGTCCCTTGCCACTTACTGAACTTGGATTTGTTTCAACTCTTAAATTGTGGCCGGCAAGCATAACTAAATCCTCACCAGATTGTATATGAACATTTTTATCTGCAAGGAAATTCATATTGCCTTCAGTATGCACACTAACATCTTGCTTACTAAAAATATCAATTTGTCCTGCGTTTGTCATCTCAACCCAGGCACTACCTGTAGCATTGCCTATATAGATGATACCATCTGTATCATTTAATAATAATTGGTGTCCTGTGCCTGTGCGTAGTCTAATTAATCTGTTATCGCCTGTATTATCACCATCATCCATAACAAATTGATGGCCAGCCATACGACTAGCAGGCCAGTCATATGCTTCCATTTTTGGATCAGTATTGATTATACCTTGTTTTATTTTTGGTCCGGATGAATCCAATGGGCCAGGTGTTAAAATACCAAACACATTAGAAGGAGATTCTCGTTGAGCACCGGATGTTGTAAGTCCTCTTGCGTAGTCTAACTCTAATCCTTGTGCTAATAATGTATCATTAAATGGATGAACAGGGCGTGGAACATTTTTATAATCTAATTGTGTTTCATGACCTATTTTATTAAATTCTGCAACTGGAACTTGTGAAGCATTTTTAGCAGGAACTTTACCATCACCAGCTGCTGAGAATTGTTTTGCTTCTTTTGTTCTTGTTGTTGAATGAAATGTTGGGCTAACTGGTATACCTGGGATCATATGTAGCATAAATGAATCTGGCAAGTAAGCTATAACAAGGCCTTGTTCTCTATCACCTTCTACAAACATTACTAATACTGCTGTATCTATATCTGGGGTTGGAAACCACATACCATATGATTTCATTGTGTTAGCATATTTTGTTTTATCTTTGCCTGTTGCATTTGTTCTACCATAATATGGTAATGCTAAACGACATATAACACAATTTTCAAATAATTCTGCTTTGCGGTCTGGATTTTCTTCGCTAGATGTACGTTGTCCTACTAATGCAGGTATAAAAACAGCAACTCGACCTTGTCCAGTTTCATCTGCACCATGTTTAATTATTCCAACATAAGGACCAGCATTTGGATTAACTGATAGATTTTGTTTAGTAGTAGGTTTTCCTGCTACGTGCTGTTCTGCCATTGATTATTCCATCCCGCGCTCTATTTCTGGAAAATATCCCATTTCTTTCCAAGAATATGTTTTGTTTCCATATTTACTATGTATTGTTCTATTTGATTCGCTTACTGAATTGCCATTCATAAAAGCAGCTTTTGTTATCAATGGATCAGCAGTAGAAATAATTTCCTGTCTATATTGTTTAATCAATTGATTATTTGTTTGTACGCCTGTAGAGTCTGTTGCTGTATAACTAGAAGTATTAAACATTCTTTCTGATCCGTATAGACCCTTGTTGCCTGTTTTATTGGATAATAATATACTACCAGCACTATCTACAACATGTGCTGAAATTTGTTGGCCAGATAATGTGCGTCGTGAATTTATTCCTTGTTGTTTTAATTCATTACGACTCATTGTTTGTCTAATGCTTGTTCCACTAGCTACAACTCCATTTTCTACACTTAACACAGGATCACCTTGTTGATTAACATTAACATTAAAACCTTGATGAGGTCCAACTCTTCCTGCTATTGTTGTTGCATCTGTAGAAGTTGTTGTTACAGTTGCTATTCCAGCACGCCTTGCTTCTGCAGCTCTAAATCTTGCCGCATTTATATCTTTATTAGTTTGCGTTGCCACTACTACACTTTGTGAGTCCGTATTGTTCGTAATAGTATCTGTATTAACTGCTGAACTACTTCCAGTTGTTCCATCGAACTCTCCAGCAAATTCAGTTTCATTACCCATGTTTCGTACAGTGGCTTCTTGGTCCGCAACAGTATCAAATGAATCTACTTCAGTACTAGCTGTACCACTAGTTTCACTACCTGGAACGCCTGAAGCCGTACTTGTTGCAGGAGTGCTGGTTGCGGTTACTGTGTCAGAACTAAAAGAATCTATTTGAGATGCAGCTTCTAATTCAGCAGGAGACATCTTTTTAGTTCTATCTTTTTCACCACCTGGTTTTGCTTCACGGAATTGATCATATATACGAGTCATTTCCAGTTGTTGTGTAAATTCCCCGCCGGTGAAACTATTACTTACTGTCCATATTCTGTAATAGCCTGACAATGTACTATTTTTAAAACGCTTATCACCTGCACTAAAGTCTACTATTCCTTTTGCGTCATCTATATCTTCAGGGGTTCTATAAATGAGATAAACGTGAGCATCTTCTAAGTCAGATAACATAGCACCATTGCTAGGATCTACTGCTTCTGATTTAGGTACTTTTAATGAGGATTTATTAGGAGTTTTCATTGCAAGAATACCATCTTGCTGTAAGTAACAAGGATCACCCACTATGTCTAATGAACAAGACATCATATCAGAACCTAATTGTCTATATAAGTTCTCCATCAGAGTACCGGCTTGTTCTTGTTCTCCAGTTGCGTGGTTAGTGGTTGAAAATTTAGCATTACCCTCTCCTTGTGCGCCACCACCAGTCATATCATCTTTAGCCTTAAGGCCGCCTGCAGAGCTGCTAGTTTTTGCTTTTATTGAGTCTTTGCTTGCACCACTATTGCCAGTTCCCTGACCAGTTATTGCCATAAAAAACGCATTTTTAAATTGTATACCTAAGTTTAAAATATCAATATTTTGTCCTGTATAAATGTATTGATAATTACGAATTGCTGGTCGTGCATTACCATCTCCAGGTTTTGCGTCTCCATCAGTAGCAACAGGATCCGTTACTAGATATGGATCAATTTGGATAATAGTATGAGATGGGTACATATTTCTTATATTATCATAATCTTTACCAGTAGGTCCACCTAGTTTTTTAACATATGTTATTTTCCACCACATTAATCCTTTTTCTGGATTTTTTAGTATTGTTCTTTCTGCAACTCCACCAGAAGTACCTGATACGTCGGCTGTAGGATCAGTTAACTGATCAGTGATGTATGTACTTTCTCGGATAAGTTTTTCTATCAAAGACAAATATGTTTGTCCTTTATCTGCAACAGTAACAAGATAATTACCACGTATGCCAGCTTGATACCTAACAGATTCATTATGCTTATATTGCCCCGCGGGGGATGCTTTTCTGGCCGCGACAATGCCATCAATACCTTTTCCTGCAGTATTGGCGGCTGTTAGATCCATAGGCTTATTTCGTAACATTGTTTGCTCTGCTACTCGCGGAGTAACAAACGCCTTAGCAATCACAGGGTCAATAGCAAATTCAATTGTATCAGGAAATTCCTGCACTTTAGGAGTTATAACTTTTTTCTCCATCCCGACAATAGGCCCACCGCCACTGTGGTCGGCCACATCTTCACTTCGTGCCTTTTGTTCCTTAGCAAATCTTTCTTCAATTTGTTTAGCAAAATGCATTATTGAACTACCTGATAATGTTGTTAAACTTATAGTGTTTGTAATAGGATTTTCTTTAATTACACACATAGCTAAAAATTCTATACTG